CACGGGACGCAGAAAGAGCATATGGAGATTGCTGAAAACTGTAAGTGTATTTTTGTAAATCAATTTCCTATGATTGCTTCGGCACTTGATTGGGTATGTAATGACCCACCTTCACTTCTATTCTAAATATTTCTGTATATTATTCTAACAAATGCCGACATATCCATTAATTCATAAAGAAACTGGTGAAAAGAAAGAACTCTCCATGACGATGCTAGAATATATGAAGTGGAAGGAACAAAATCCCGAATGGGACAAGGACTGGTCTGCTGGTGTTGCTGGTGTAGGAGAAGTTGGAGAATGGAAAGATAAACTTATTCGTAGAAATCCCTCATGGAACACAGTTTTGGAACGTGCGGGAAAAATGCCTGGATCAAACGTAAAACCTATCTCATAAATGGCTAGAAAAAGAAGAAGCAACGATAATCAATCCATCGGGATTGATAATGCAATGAAGCAAGTTAAGAGAAGAAAACCAATTGGTACAGATCTTCTTTTGAGTATTGAACCACTCACAGAAAATCAAAAACGATTATTTACTTCTTATGCAGAGGGTAAGCATTTAGTTGCTTATGGTACTGCTGGAACAGGAAAAACATTTTGTGTTTTATATAATGCTCTGAAAGATGTTCTTTCTGAAGTTACACCTTACGAAAAAATCTATCTAGTAAGGTCTCTTGTACCTACCAGAGAGATTGGATTTCTTCCAGGTAGTCACGACGATAAGGCATCACTTTATCAAATTCCTTATAAGAATATGGTAAAGTATATGTTTCAGATGCCATCTGATACTGATTTTGAAATGCTTTATGGTAATTTGAAGTCACAAGAAACTATTAGTTTTTGGAGTACTTCTTTCATTCGTGGTACAACTCTAGATAACTGTATTATTATAGTTGATGAGTTTTCTAATCTTTCGTTTCACGAAATGGACTCCATCATTACAAGAGTTGGAGAAAATACAAAGATTATGTTCTGTGGGGATGCAACTCAAAGTGATTTGTTAAAAGCAAATGAACGAAATGGTATTGTTGATTTTATGAATATATTGAAAAAAATGCCGTCTTTTGATATTGTTGAGTTTGGTGTGAATGATATTGTTCGTTCAGGAATGGTAAAGGAATATATTCTTGCAAAAATGGAAGCTGGAATGTGAACTTCACTCATGTTGATATAAATCTTCCTGAACTTGAAAGAGAGACAATTGATGGTGTAAGATATTATAAAGTACCAGAGGGAGATGAGTTATTACGACTTGTCTCCATTACTTCTGTAACCAGTCATAAAAATCGGCAGTTCTTTGCTGATTGGAGAAAGAAAGTAGGAGAAGAAAAAGCAAATAAAATCACAAAGCAAGCAACCAGTCGTGGAACTGATATGCATACTTTGAGTGAAAATTATTTGAAGAATGAGAAATTTACTTCTGAAGTTCTTCCAATTTCGCAGATGTTATTTGGAATTGCAAAACCATATTTAAATAAGATAAATAATATTCACGCACTTGAACGATCTTTGTATAGTAAAGTGCTCGGAATTGCTGGAACTGTTGATTGTATTGCTGAATACAATGAAGAATTAGCAATTATTGATTTCAAAACTTCGAAGAAACCTAAACCAAGAGAGTGGATCGAACATTATTTCGTACAATGCGCTGCTTATGCTTGCATGTTATATGAAATTACTGGTATAATGGTAAAGAAATTTGTAATCATAATGGCCTGTGAAAACGGAGAATGTGAAATCTATGAAGAATACGACAAAGGAAAGTACATCAAATTACTCACCGAATATATTAGAGAATTTGTTAGAGATAAACTTCAATCCTATGAATGAAGAAATTAAAGAAGAATTAAGTAATAAATTTCTGTGCCCACAAAAGTTTGCACAAGAAATTGAAGGTATTGTAAAAAATTCAAGTGTTAATTATATTGACGCAATTGTATTATATTGTGAAAATAATAGCATTGAGATTGATACAATATCTAAATTAGTTTCGAAACCACTAAAAGAAAAGTTGAAGAATGACGCAACTCAACTTAATTTCTTAAAGAAAACCACAAAAGCAAAATTGCCTCTGTGACTGATTTTGAAACATATAAAACTTACTTAGCATTCAAAAATCATTTTACAAAAGAAACTTATGATTACCACAAGTATTGTGGAAGAAGTCGTGCGTCTAAAGATAGTTTTTATAAAAGGACTGACAGGTACTTTTTTGAAAGATTATCGAGACAAAAAAATGACGAAGAAATCAAAGCATATTTTGTTGCAAATTTTGTAGAATGCAGTGATCCAGAACGATTGTGGATTGGTGATATTATTCGTGAAGGTGAAGATGTATATAAGGAATGGTTAAAGAAGTCCCAAAGCTTATCTTATTTGTTTAAAACAGAAGCAGAAGTTTTTATTCATAAAAAAAACTTTGAAGAATTATTTGATTGTAAAACAGGTAATCATCCAGAAATATTGAAAAAGTATTTACAAAAGGGTATTACGTTGGAAACAATTACCATTCTTGATATGATATTGGAATATGTAAAGAATTTTGATAAAAAACTTACGGATCCGATTTGGAATTTTGTAAGTTTAAGAATTCGAAAATATAGACCATTCCTAAATATTGATGTAGAAAAGTATAAAAATGTACTTAAGGAGATTGTATTATGAGCAAGTTTTTTCAATCAGAAGTAGTTAGAGCAAATTTGGAAGAACTTGAAGAAATGCAGAAAAGACTTTTTAAAGAAATGATGTATGTCCCTTTCTATGATAAAGAACAAAGAAAGGGACATTTGAATTTAATGAAAGAATTTCTAGAAAAACAAAAAGTTTTTATTTTTAGGCTTTCACTTTCTGATGACCCAGAAGCAGTAGAGATGAAAGAGCGTATGCTTGATTCTGCTGAACTTCTTGGATTTGATAAAAGTCAAGGTTTTGATGCTTTTTTCAAAATGCTCGAAGGAACTATTAAAGGACTTGAAAATACTCTTGACGACTGACCTTATGCGTGTTATACTTGATACGTCAAACACATCCCAATACAATTAATACGGAGAATACAAATGTCATTTGCTGATTTAAAGAAGCAATCAAAGATGGGTTCTTTGACCGAGAAACTCATTAAACAAGTTGAGAAACTCAACGAAACTGGTTCCAAGGATGATGATCGTTTTTGGAAACCTGCTATGGATAAAGGTGGAACTGGTTCTGCTGTAATCCGTTTTCTTCCTGCTGCTGCTGGTTGTGAATTACCTTGGGCACAGGTTTGGTCTCACGCATTTCAAGGACCTGGTGGTTGGTTGATTGATAACTGCCTAACTACTAATAAGGGTCAATGTCCGATTTGTGAAGCAAATCGTGAACTTTGGAATACTGGAAGTAAAGATAATCAGAATATTGTTCGTGATCGTAAGCGTAAACTTTCTTATTACGCAAACATTTATGTAGTGAAAGATCCTGCTGCTCCTGAAAATGAAGGTAAGGTATTTCTTTATAAGTTTGGTAAGAAAGTTTTTGATAAGATTATGGCTGCGATGCAACCAGAGTTTGATGATGAAAAACCCATTAATGCTTTTGATTTCTGGGAAGGTGCAAACTTCAAGTTGAAGCTTCGTAAGGTAGAGGGATACTGGAACTATGATAAGTCAGAGTTTGCTGAACCTGGTCCTCTCTTGAATGATGATGATGCTCTTGAGGAAATCTATAAGTCCATTCACGATTTGAATGAATTTACAGATGAAAAGAACTTTAAATCTTATGAAGATTTGAAGAAGCGTTTGGGATATGTTCTTGGAAATAAGAGTGCGTCTAAGCGTCAAGATCCAGAAACACTTGATGAGGAAGAAGAGTTTGTGCCAACAACAAAGAGTGAATCTACATTCACTTCGTCCTCAAAGTCTAGTTCTTCTGTTGATGAAGATGAAGACGATGATGCTCTTTCTTATTTTCAAAAGTTAGCTGAAAGTTGATTTTCAAAATCGACTTTTAATTACCTTTTTCCCCGAGAAAAATTTCGGGGGATTTTTTTGTCTGTAGGGTTTTTATACCCCTGTAATTCTTGGGTTATATGTTGATTTATTTGTTTGGCTGATGTAATTTGAAGATGTATCATACTTCATTATATTTCTTAAATCTGTAATCACTACGGATAGATATTGTGGTTTTAATACTCTAATTTTTCTCTTATCTTCATTAATAGTAATTTCATAATCATAATTTGTAACTGCTTTTACTGGATTTGTAGTGATTGATATATTACTTAAAGATGTATATGAAATACTAAAATCTCCATCTACTTTGAGTCCAGAAGGCATTACAAGTCGATTGTATTCATCTTTAACTTCTGTGGTTTCGTAGTGATG